CTCGTGCCCTCTCCGGTGTGCAACAGCGCACTGGGATTTTCTCCCTACTCTCCGCAAGGATAGGAGCTTGTTTCCGTGGCACGGAAAGGGCAACCGCGTCGTCAGAAACGCAAGTTGCCAGATCCCGGACCGTTTCGGGAGGCCTTGGCCTTTTACCCGCAAACGAACGGACTTTCCCGCGACAGTAATGGCGTGTGGATCCCTCCACCCGGCACCCCTGTTCGTCGGAAAGACAGAGGGAAGTACCTGCGTGTTCGTGACCATGTGTCACGTTCTAACACCGGGAAGATCCCGAAGATCAGGTACAGCGTGGACACGACGCTCATTGGGCGCCAGTCCGACCCCTTGCTTTTGCATGGGGTGTCATGGGAAGGTTTGCTTCTCTCTGAGCCCCACTTCAAGCTCCGTAGCGGTGCTTGGAGTGGAGGGGGCCCACTCTTCGTCTATAAGACGAGCGTGGTTCACAGCCCAAGGCTTGTGATCCCCATCCAGGTAGGTTTTGCTCCGTGGTGGACGATTGATGATGTTTGGGTGGCACGAGGTGTCGCCCCATCACCTGCGTCTACCCGCGGTAACGCATCCTACCTCGCCGATGCCCAGGCCGCCATGCCGCTTGCCGCCATCCGTCTCAACGGACAAGGTGCAGCCGCGTATGAGAAGGCTAGGCCAGGTAACCCACGTGCTTCTCTCGGAGTCGGACTCCTGGAGTTGGCCTCTCCGGCCATCTTCGGTAAAGGTCTCGGCAAACTCGAGGGATTGCCACAGATTCCGCAGGGTTTCAAGGCCCTTGCGAGTGACATTGTGTCATCTCGCCGGGTCAAAAGAGGTCTTGAAGACCTCTTTGGGCGTCGCGGTGCCCTTAATAAGGGTATTTTCCGTGATCTGCCCTGGAATTCCGTTGTCCCTCACGCACGCGAGAGGGTCGGTGCTTTCCGTCTACTCGGCGGGGAGTTCCTCAATGTGGAGTTTGGGTGGAAGCCCTTTATCAAGGACTTGCAGGACGTAATCGATACGGCCTGCACGCTCCAGGACAAAATCGACCAAATCATTCGAGAGAATGGTAAGCCGATTCGTCGTAAGGGGCGGCTTAGTGAGGATCGAGACGTTGATCAGACGGGACAGGCTTTCCCGTTCCCGTATGCCAACGTCTACGGAGCCCCACCACTCTATGGAGTGATGGGATCGGGTCATACGATCTACTCCGTGACCACTGAGGTCGAGGAGCACATCTCCTACTCGTTCGGGTTCCGTTACTGGATACCCGACACGGGAGACCCCAGTTGGCTATGGCGTGCAAGGGCCGTTCTCTTCGGAGTCGCCCCGACGCCTTCCGTCATTTGGGAGGCCATGCCGTGGTCCTGGCTCGCTGACTGGTTCAGCAATTTTGGAGCAATCTACTCCAACTTGAGCCCGAACGCAGTCGACAATCTCGTGACTACACGCGCGTTCCTAATGCGCCACTGGAAGTCACGGACACTGTACAAAGCTGCAGTGTCTCATCCCGGGGATTCTGGATACTATAACTTTCCTGGTGAGGCTAACACCTTTACCACGACGGTAGTCCAGGAGACCAAAGCCCGTGTGATGGGTGTCAATCCTTTCGGCCTGCCCTTCGGAACCGCGCCCTCGTTGGACGCGAGACAGTTGGGTATCTTGGCTGCCCTGGGTGTAACCCGGGGCTGAACCGAGAGGGACCTAAAATAGGGTCCTTACTCGATTACACATAGCAGCTGCTCAGGAGTGCATTGTGGCATTTGCCGACCCCCAAGCTCTGACGTACAACGCGGTCTCGACCGACCTCCCGAAGGTTTTGATCAACCCGGAAGGTTCGTTCTACCGGGCGCTCACTGCGCTCGGTGCGACGCATCAGCTCAGCTACCGACACTCGACGGGCAAGCAACGGGCGCGCCACTCGGCGTCGTTCCGTCGCGAGCTCGCGGTGACCGACCCCCTGATCCCGGCTCAAAACGCCGTGGTCGGGGGTACCGTCACACTGTCCATGGACGTCCCGGTGAAAATCTGGACGCCCGACGACAGCCTCTTGATGGTGTTGGCTCTTATGAGCCACCTGTCAGCCTCCAGCGGGGCTAATGCCCTCAAGTTGGCGCAGGGGCAGAGCTGATGGACCGCCCTGGTATTCCAGGGCAACTGAGACCACGTACAAGGCCGGGCTGGGCGGGTATTGCATCCGCCACCCTGGACGAGTAGCTCGCCGGTCATCCAGACTGGAGAGCAGTCGTGAAAAGCCTTGTAGCATTTCTGTTAAAGCTCCTGCAGGATTGCGGGAGTAGGTGCGCTGTCCCCACCGCTCGCGATGAGTTGACTCTTCGCGAGCGTGTCGAGCACGAGGGTGAATCGTTCATCACGATCACCCTTCCGGCCTTTGCCAAGGCCCTCGAGAGAGGGCTCGAGACAGGGTCGGTAACGCCTTCCGACTTTCCGGGGTTTGGACACCCAGGGCGGTCGTCATGTCTCCCCTCATTTCTGGGGGGTTTCATGCGTATGGTGTTCGACAGTGACGGTCAAGTCCTTAACGGAGCCTCGGTGGACTGCATTGCGGCCGTGAGGCAGTTTTGCCTGTTCGCCAAGAAGGTCGAACGTCCTTGCACAAGTGTGAGGAACACCCGTGCCATCGAGGCTTACCGGAGTTGCGACGACGATGTCATCTCTCGTCTCCCTGAAGCACCTGGCAACACTTTTAGGCAAGTTGCCCACTTTATTGTGGGCAGCCTCGGCCTCAGTGGGGAAGCTATCCTTCAACGGATGCTTCCAAGCCATGGCCCGGGTGCGGTGGCAGAGGGATTCCGGTCTAACCGGAAGTGGTCCCGACTGCGCCGCTGGCACAGGCGATTTGAGTCCTCCGGACTCACCTACTATCGCTACTTGCACCCTCACCGTGAGATTGCCGACTCCACAGGATGGTTCGGTTCTCGCGGTGGTGGTAACCGGTCAACCACGTACGACACCTATACAGGTGTCCAAACGGAGGTCCGGTACATCGCCCACGAGGCGTGGCAAGAAGGGGAGCAAGACAGCTCCTCCTGGCCCGACATCGTAGACCCGGAGAACGAGACACCTGTGAAGGTGACTCTAGTACCCAAGACCCTTTCGACTCCCCGAGTTATCGCCGTTGAGCCGGCTGCAATGCAATTTGTGCAGCAGGGTATCGGCAGGCTTCTGATGAGGGTTGCTGAATACAGCCCTTTCACCTGTGGACGGGTTAATTTCCGTAAACAGGAGGTAAATCAGGGCTTGGCTTTGCAAGGGTCCCTGCTTGGCAATTATGCCACGCTGGACATGAGCGAGGCCAGCGACAGGGTGTCACTGGCGCATGTAGAGGCGCTCTGTTGGGGGCACGAGGACATCCTCGAGCTCCTGATGGCGGCACGCTCGCAGAGCGCGGTGCTTCCAGGGGGGGAGAAGTTCCCCCTGAAGAAGTACGCGTCTATGGGGTCCGCACTGTGCTTTCCGGTTGAGGCTTTGGTGTTCTTCGTGAGCATCATTGCCCTTCGCCATCGAGCACAAGGCATCAACGTCACATGGCAGAGCGTGATGGACCTGTCACGTTCGGTCTACGTCTACGGGGACGACCTTTGTGTCCCCGCAGATGAGGCAGCTTCGATTTGCGATGGTCTCGAGGCCTACGGGTTTCGGGTGAATCGCGCCAAGTCTTTCTGGACTGGAGAGTTCAGAGAGAGCTGTGGTACAGACGCGTTCAAAGGGTCCGAGGTGACACCCGTCTACCTCCGTCAGGACGCACCTGTGAATCGAGCGGACTCCGGTCGGATCTTCTCCTGGGTGGCGACAATTAACCAGCTCATTCAAGCTGGGTATCGCCGAACTGGAGCGGCCATGAAGGTGGTCGTGGAGGGCATTTTGGGGCCCCTGCCCCATGTCGCCGAAGATTCCGAGGCTCTTGGGTGGTGGGAAACGTCAAATCCCAAGCCACGCAAGCAATGGAATGCCGACTATCAGAGGTGGGAACATCTCTGCTATGTTGGCCGTCCATCGAAGGTAGCTGACCCTTTGTTTGGGTCCGCCGCCTTGGCCAAGTGTTACCGGGTCAACGGGAGTAATTCCGGGGATCCGAGACACCTGGAACAGTCCGCGAGGCCTTACAGCCTCGCACTACGACGTAAGTGGGTC